ATGGTTGATAATATTATATATAGATTAGATGATAACATATCTTTTCGTAAATGTAGTTTGTTTGATGAGTTTAAAACAAGTTACGGTAATTGTACAAATTACGATACAAGTGAAAAAAATTGGACAACCTATTATAGTTGTAAACAACATGGTATTCACTTACATTGTACAAAAAATCCAGAGATTGAAATGGACGTTGAAGAAGAATTTGGAGAATGGGTTTTAGTTTGTCCTAAATGCAAAAATAGAACAAAAATAAAGACATTAAGGGAAGTATATTCACGATGTCAGAAGTTGCTTAATATTGAAATTTTCAAGGATGCAAAGCTAATTAGGCTGGATGATTGGTATATTCCTGAAATCAAGGAAAAACTTAAACTGGATTCTGATTATTGGATAACTACAAATGTTAAAACTGACAAAGATGGAGATACAATAGTGGTTCTTTATATAGGTCATAAGGGAAGTGGAGATAAGGTTCAGTTCTTTATAAAACCTGAAAAAGGGCAGCTTTCATGCGATCATAAAGATTTAGATCCGGCAAAGATTTTATCTAAAATAGAGGTTCAATTAAAGAATCGTATTTTGACACAAGAATATAAAGATGATTAAGGGTTAACTGATATTACAATTTGATTTAGTTGAATTGTAATATATGAAAGGATGTGAAAACAGTGGTAGTTAATGAGAATACATTAGAGCAAGCTATTATTTCAGAACTTCAGGCAAAAGGTTATGAATATGTGTATGGTCCAGATATCGACCGAGATTATCATGAGGTAATCTTGGAAGATTGTTTTAGAGCTTCAATGTTAAATATAAATCCGGGTATAACTCAAGAGATAATTTCTGAAACTTATAAGGAAATAAAGAACCTAGGACTTTTGAGAGTAGAGGAACTAAATGCATCCTTTCATAAGTATATTGTGGAAGGGGTGCCTGTTTCTTACCAAAAAGATGATGAAAATCGTACATTCACTGTAAAATTAATAGATTTTGATAATCCAGGGGCAAATGATTTTAAAGTTGTAAATCAATATACGATTATTGAGTATAAGAATAAACGTCCAGATATTTTGGTGTTTATTAATGGAATTCCTATGGTAATGTTTGAACTAAAGAATATGGGTAATGACAGTACAACTGTTGAACAGGCTTATACACAGGTTAAGAATTATCAACTGGATATTCCTACTCTGTTTAAGTACAATGCCTTTAATGTTATCAGTGATGGTATTGATACTAGAGTTGGAACTATTACTTCTGATTATACCCGTTACATGGCATGGAAGTCGGAGGACGGTGAAAAGCCTGCAGAAAATATGACTGACTTCTTTACAGTAGCACTTAATGGGATGTTTCCTAAAGAACGTTTGCTAGATATAATTCAGAATTTCATTGTGTTTCAGGATGTTCAAGGAAAAACTGTGAAAATATTAGCCGGATACCATCAGTATTTTGCAGTGCGTAAGGCGGTGGAAAGCACTAGAAAAGCGTTAGAAGAAAAAAGCCGTAAGGTTGGAGTTGTTTGGCATACCCAGGGAAGTGGTAAAAGTCTTTCTATGGTTTTCTATACTGGTATTGTTGTAAGTGAACCAGAGTTTGAGAATCCAACTATTGTTGTGCTTACTGACCGTAACGATTTGGATAATCAGCTCTTTGGAACTTTTAGTGCTAGTTCAAAGTTACATCTACGTCAGACACCGAAGCAGGCTGAGAGCAGAGAACATTTAAAGGAACTGCTTAAGGTTAAAGCGGGAGGAATTATATTCACTACCATTCAGAAGTTTGAAGAAGGCGATGACGTTATTAATGAACGTAGTAATATTATCTTCATGGCGGATGAAGCACATCGTTCTCAATATGGGATGGAAGCTAAACTAGATAGAGCAACTGGTGAATGGAAATATGGAATGGCAAAGCATATGAGAAATGCTCTTCCCAATGCTACATTCATTGGTTTTACTGGAACGCCAATTGACATGAAAGATAAATCCACCATAGAGGTCTTTGGTAAATACATAGATATATATGATATGACGCAGGCGGTGGATGATGGTGCAACGGTACCGATTTATTATGAAAATAGAACACCAAAGCTGAAACTTAATGAAGAGATACTGAAGGAAATTGATAATGAATATGAAAAAATAGCTGAGGAGTCCACGGAATATCAAATTGAAAAGTCAAAAACAGATCTTTCAGGTATTGAAGGAGTTGTTGGATCCAAGGATCGTCTTAATATGTTAGCTGATGATATTATTGTGCATTACGAGGATCGTCAATATGTTTTGACGGGGAAGGCTATGATAGTTTGTATGACTCGTCGAATTGCAATAAATTTGTACAAGACATTATTGGAGAAACGTCCCCAGTGGGATAAAAAAGTTAAGGTTGTTCTTACATCAAGAAATCAAGACCCTGAGGATTGGCATGATATTATAGGAAACAAAGCATACCGTGATGGCTTGATGATTGAATTCAAAGACAATAACAGCGATTTTAAGATTGCTATTGTTGTAGACATGTGGCTAACAGGCTTTGATGTTCCGTCAATGGCAACTATGTATATTGATAAACCCATGAAGGGGCATTCATTAATGCAGGCCATAGCACGTGTGAACAGAGTATATAAAGATAAAGAAGCTGGACTAATAGTAGATTATATTGGCATGGCTGCAGAATTAAAGGCTGCGTTAAAACAGTATACTAAGAGAGATCAGGACAAGGTTCCGGATCTTGATATTGCATATTCTATTGCCATGGCAAAACTTGAAGTTATGCGTGATATGTTCTATGGTTTTAATTATAGTAGTTTCTTTGGAGAGTCGGATATGCAACGATTGAAAGTTATCGCTGATGGTGTAGAATTTGCTCTTGGATTTGATGAAGAGGAATCGAAGGAATATATCAAAGAAGCCACTGCATTGAGTCAAGCCGAGACCCTTTGTCGCAGCCTTATGGATGACCATGATAAGAAAGAAATTGAATTTTTCAAATGTGTAAAGGCTGGACTCTGTAAAGTTGGAGGCAAAGGGAAGATTACATCCAATGAGATTAATGCTCGTATTATAAAGATGCTAGAACAAGCCATTGAGCAGGATGGAGTGGTTAATATCTTTGAACGATCTGGACAAAAAAATCCTGAGATGTCGTTGTTATCAGAGGAGTATATGGCTCAAGTTCGCAGAATGAAGCATAAAAATATTGCAGCAGAAATATTACGTAGCTTGTTGGAAGATAACATTAGAGTGTTTGCACGTACAGGAGTCGTAAAGTCGCAGCTTTTCTCTGAAAAAATGCAAGATGTACTGAAGAGATACAATAATAGAATGATAACAAGTGCAGAGGTCATTGAGGAACTTTTAAATCTTTCAAAGGAAATGACTAAAGCTTATGCTGCAGGTGATGAAAAAGGCTTGTCACCTGAGGAGTTAGCATTTTATGATGCCCTTTCTGCTGACCCAGAAGTGCTTAGAAATATGGAAGACTCCATACTTATTGAGATGGCTCATGAATTGACAGCACTTATTCAAAGAAGCAGAACTGTGGATTGGGATAAAAAACAATCAGCGAGAGCTTATATGCGTACTCAGATTAAGCATCTGCTGCGTAAATATAAGTATCCACCAGAACAAGCAAAAAATGCAATTAACACAGTTATTAAACAGGCTGAACTTATGAGTTTAAATATGGTGGTATAAAATATATTAATTCCGATATATGAGGACAAGGAACAAAAAGCCCCACAAACGAGAATGTTTGTGGTTTTTTTGTTTTGTATGCTGTGTTAGATCACAATAGAAGCAATCAAAAGTGTGCTGAAAGAATATATGAAGGATGTGTTTCAAAAGTAGCATTTCAATTCAAAGAAATTAAATTTCAAAAAAATGAAATAAACCTATTGACTGGAAGAATATTCTGAATTATAATTAATTTCATAGAGATGAAATAGTGTTTCTTGAAAATGAAACAAGGGGTGAGAAGATGTCAGAATATGTACAATATACCGTGCCAAATGCCGAGAAACTTAAAGAACTAATAAATAAAGTAAAAGGCGAGCGTTCCATGACCATGTTTGCTGATGATATAAAGAGGAGTTCACCAAATGTAAAAGTGAGTGCTCCTACAATTTCCAGAGCTTGCAACTGGTCAGGAGGCAAGCCAGTAAGTATTGAACTTTTGGAAGCAATTGCTCTTATAGCAGATAAAGATACGGGGGTTACAATAGAGAATCTTGCAGATGCCAATGGAATGAGAACTAAAGATGAAGATAGCGTACTATCAAAAAGAGATGAATTCGCTAGACGACGTCAAATAGCAATGGAAGTAGATCGTAGCGTGATAATGATAATTCAAAATGAAATTACTTGTAGAGGATATTCAGTAAGAAAACTTAGGGGAATATATAATGGATATATGGAGCAACAGGATACAGTATTTATACGTAATTACAACTTTGGGTTTTCTGTCAGTGGAATGTATCCATGTAGTACTTGGAAGTTCAGGATTAACTCTGTAGAATTAAGTGAAGATTCTAACGAAAATGAAATTGAAGCTCATGTAGGGCATTATATCAATAGAATAGCTTCTGTGTTTGCTAGCGATAGTTTTGAGGGTGAAAGATATGAAAATGAAAAATACTCATTTATATTTATAGACAAGAAAATATATGACGTATTTTTAAAACGCTTTAGTGACCATAGCATAATGGTAAATGGTCTGATGACAGCTATACTTATTGATATGGAAAACTATAGAGTTATAGAAGAAATGCAGCTTAAAAGATATGATGGTGCTGAAGCAAGTTCGTTCTTTAAGGAACCAATTTTTGAAGATAAAGGAAATATGGAATTATTTGATACTTTAGATTTTGAGGATGAGGGGGATCTGTAAATGGTAGAAAAAAATAGGGGTACTAATTCACGAGTATATACAACTCATGGAAAAAAGAAGAATCAAGGGGAACTGGCAATCATAAATGGTCAAGAGGCGCTATGTTATACTGATGGGAATGGTGAAGTGGTAGCATATACTCCACTAATTGAAATAATCAAGAAATGCTGTATGGGGTTGCCAACATATCAATTGGATTTCTAAAATTAAATGCGCATTACCGTCGAAGGTGTACGGTATAGCAATAAAATAAAAAGTTTTACCTGCTAGTGCAGTTCGAATGAGTAACCGGCCGGGGTAGATTGTAGAAGTATCAGTGTATGGTACTATGCTATTAATCTATTCTGGTCTTTTTTAGTTAATAGGGAAAAATGGGGGAGGCAAATTATGTTAGAACCAATTAAGGATTACCAAAATCATATTGTATGTTATGCAGATGCCAAGACAGGACTGTTAGAGTCAAAATATAAAAAGCAGACCACAAAAACTTATCTTGCAATAGGTGGTGAGTTTATCATTACCAAAGATAATATTGAAACAGTTATTAAAAGAATAAGTTGGATTGCTTTCGAGGTACATAGTTACCCAATAGCTGCATAGTATCCACAGAGCTGCTAGACGGCCAGGATAAATACCCAAATTTATGGGTGTTTCCTGGTCATTTTTTTATTTTAAATAGGGAGTAAACCTTCCTATTTAACCTTTAATATTAAGTCATAGAGAAAGTGAAAGAGGTGAGGAAGAGATGATAGCAATTGATGACTAGTAAACAAATCTATTATTAAACTAGTTACTGTCCGGAATGACATAAAACTATAAAAAAATATTATTTAAGCCTATGGCGCGCGACATTTGGCGAGGATATGCATATCGAATTCTATTGTTTAAGTGCAGTAGTATGTTCGATTACAGATCCTGCCTTATTAGTCGCGCTTTTTAGGTTGTGTCTTTTAGGTGTTCTGATGCAGATGTCCTCGCCAGGTTGCAAAACCATAGCGGAAAGCGAGGACAAAAAATGAAAAACAATGAAAATCAGAGAAAAGAGTATTTTATTCCAATGGAGGTTACTAACGAGACAATCCGTGATTTTGGTATTGATCCTCAAAAAGTAGTTTATACTAAAATTGGAAACAGAAGAGTTAGGGCAATTATGATCCCGGTTGCTTCAAAGGTACAGTATGATGAGTATATGAGGTCACTATGGGCTGAAGCCAAAAGAGAAGAGCGTAGTAGACGATGTACTGTTAGCAATGGGAAGGGTAAGCTAAAGAGATGTACTGGAGATTGCGGTAAATGTGAAAGGCTACACGAGGGTTCTGTTCTTTCACTTGATGAATTCCAGAGTGAAGGTATTGAGGTAGCACATACTGAAAAAGACACAGCTGATATAGTTATAGAAATGATTCTCCTTGAGGAATTAACAAAGGCTCTTGAAGAGCTAGATCCAGAGAGTAGAAGAATATGTGAATTAATCAAAGAAGGTTTTTCAGATAGGAAGATGGCAAAAGAGTGTAATTTACCTAAGAGTACTTTTAGTGATAAGAAGAGAAGATTGCTTACAAAATTGCAAAAACGTATAGATGTAATAATATAATTGGAAAGGCTGTAACAACTAATAATGTGTTACGGCCTTTTTCTTAATCTTTTTTATAATAAATTGTCTCATAGCCATCGGCTCTTAACTGAAGACCTTTCATCCACGGAGGTGTTCTTCCCATTGCTTCACTGATGGCATCTAAGGATTCATCCATAGGACATTCAATGATTAATTCATCATGGACATGACCACAGATGAAATAGTAGCTTAGTGTATGCATAGCATAACTGAGGATATCTCTTGAGATGGCTTGCACAATGTTTTCCACAAATTTGGGGCCATATGACTCGATTCTTTCCCATTTTTTTGTTGCTCCTACACCTTCATAGGTTACTGCTTCTCCACCGAATTTATTCATACCAATCTTAGGTTTAATATAAGTTAAGCTTCTACCAGAAGGAAGTTTGATGAAGAGCATACCGCTTTTATAGATAAATTTGAGACCATAGGTTTCAATGGAAGTTCTTTGTTTGATTGTATATTTGACTGCGTTATCAACATCCCACCAAAACTGTACTATGTTAGAATTTGAAGTTCTCCAAGCATCAACAAGAGGTTGTAATTCCTCTTCTGCAAGACCCATATCTAAAGCACCCATGGATTTAAGGGCTCCACAGGAACCGCCGTAACCTAGAGCAAGTTCAGCAATCTTGCCCTTTTGACGAAGATGGCTGTTCTGACCATGTTTTTCAACTGGAACACCAAACATAGCAGAGGCACTAGCACAATAAATATCTCCATTATTAGCAAAGACTTTATTTCTCCATGACTCCTGTGCTAGGTGTGAGAGTACTCTTGCTTCGATTGCACTATAGTCTACTACAACAAATTTATATCCTGGCTTTGGGATGAAAGCGGTGCGGATAAGTTCAGACAATACTTCCGGGATAGAATCATAAAGCATTTCTAATGCATCATAGTTACCGCTTTTTACAAGGTTACGAGCCTGCTCCAAATCTGGCATATGATTCTGTGGTAAATTTTGTAATTGGATTAAACGTCCAGCCCATCGGCCACTACGATTTGCTCCGTAGAACTGGAACATTCCTCTTGCACGACTGTCAGCACATACAGCATTCTGCATGGCCTGATATTTCTTTATGCTTGACTTGGCAAGCTGCTGGCGGAGAGTAAGGATATCGGCAAGTTCCTGTGGAGCATCCTTTAGCATTTCTGCCACAGCCTTTTTACCAAGAGTGTCGGTTTCAACTCCATTGTCAGATAACCATTGTTTCATCTGTACCACAGAATTTGGATTATCTAGATTTGTGAGTTTCTTCATTTCTTCCGAGAGTTCTTCCTTAGAATGCTCATCTATCTTAATTGCCTGTTCAACAACATTCATGTCAATGGCGATTCCGCGGTCATTGATTTTTTGGTCCATGTGATATTCTTCCCATACAAATTCCGGCACAGGAAACTTAGCCAGCTTTTTCTGAATGGACATTTCAACTTCAACATCCCTGCGGTTGTAGGAGCTGAAGGTTGCCCATCTTGTTATATCGTGCATGGGAAGATTACGAGTGCGACCACCATTTGATTTTGTGGGCTTACATGGAACACAGAAGTAACGGATAAGGTCTCTGCCTTCTTTCATTTTCTGCTCTTGTAATCCAAGCACAGCACCTACACCTTCAAGGGACAACGGCAGTCCAATGTAAGCAGACCATATCATGGAGCATTTCCATGAGGAGGGATTTAGATAGTTACCGACAGTGTCATCGCTGTTGCTGTAGCTGCTGAAGTGTTTAGGATAATTTTTTCTAAGCCATGCTGACAGGCATATACGCTCAAATGAAGCATTAAATGCCCATTTGGTCACGGATTCGTCTGAGAGGGCAGAGATTATTTCTATTGGAATTTCCTCGCCGCTCGCCAGGTCTATGACAATAACCTCACCGCCATTGATGGAGTAAGCGAAGAGGAGAATTTCAAAGTTGGGAGATTCCGTATATTTGTATATTCCGCATTTCTTTAAATCTACATCAGAGAAAGTCTCAAGGTCTATCGATAATGATATGATTTTGTCCATGATTGTCACCATCCTTATAATAAAAGGCGGCAGCATAGCCACCGCCTAGTTAGAGATTAATGGATTATATTTTATGAAAGGAAATCATCATCTGAATCTGTTGTGAAATCGTCCTCTGCACGAGATTTGCCACCTAAAGGCTCACCATCAGCAATCTTCTGGAGATTGTTCAAGCCACAAGCGATTCCGCGATTTCCGTTAGAGTTGAAAACATATAGATTGATTGATGCCCTGCCATAAACTCCAGAATATACTTCAGAGCGCTCAAGGATAGGATTACGGTCTGCATCAACTATACCCGGTGCGGTAGCACTATTGGCATTAATAAAATATGCGTTTGCATAAGTAGGGTCATCCGGTCTTTCTGCATCGCCATCACGAAGAGGTGTCTTAAGAGCGGAAAGAGCAGGTACTGATTTACCATTTCCTTTTAGCTTTGATTGACCTTCTTGATAAGCTGCCTCAATGGCTGCATTGGTTTCTTCCACAGTTTTAACATCGGATTTTGGAATGATGAGGCTTACGCTATATTTAGGTGTGCCCCCGTTGATTGACTTTGGATCCCATACATTTGCATAAGACCATCTTGTCTTTGGACCTGTAATAACTTTAGTTGGATTTGCTAATTTTGACATAATATTGTCCTCCTTATTCTTCAATAAAATCATTTTGTGCTGTATTCATTGCCGGACGTTTGTCACTCTCCGGCACGAGTGTTGGTTTACCTGGTGCCTTGTAAACTAGACTGCACAGAATTTCTTCAAATTTCTTTTTACCAAGAGCTGAAGTCATAGCTGTAACTCCTAGGAGCTTCTGTTCGTAAGGATTAAAACCTGCTGAAGTGACAGCAGCTGCAACTTCCAGTTCATTGGCGTACTTTCTTGTGGAGCGTCCTTCTACAATTTTAAATCCATCATATTTTGTACCACTGAGTGCCTGCTGTAAGGCATATTCCTTGATGTCGTTGACCCAAGCTACAAGGTTATCTGCCTTTGAAAGAATAACCTCGATTTCTGTGCTATCAAGGGTAGCTGGCATTTCAAAATCGTACTTTGCAAGCTCAAGGTTGTACTCGGCGCGTTTACGACAGGTAGCTTTTACCTTGCAGAACTGGCAGTGGTCACCAGCTTTAAATTCTCCATCACCTGCAAAAGCAAGTTTAGCAATAGGGGAGAGAACTTCATTTCCCCATTTCTGCAGGACATCCTTTGATAAGGAGTAGGTACTGACATTGTCTCTGCGTGGTTGAAAAACTGTCATTTTTATAATATCCACATCATAGATGCCATCGAAAAGTTCCAAAGCACCAAGTGCATAACACATCATTTGAGGATTATCTTCTGCCGATATTAAAATCCCAAGCCCATGCTTGTAGTCAATTACTTGAAGTACACCATCTGCAACAATAATGCAATCACCTGTGCCAAAACCTTCCTCTACATATTTAGAGAAGTCAAGGTGCTGCTCAATTAAGACCAAAGGGTCGGAACAATGATGCTTTACTTCCTCTATCTGCTCCAAGATAAAGGAGACATATTCATCTGCACAGTTTTCCATTTCTGCATCGTAGTATTCTAGATTCTTTATTGGGTCTTGGGTATTCATGCCGAGTGCCTTTTCTAATTTGTACTGACATAAACTGTGTGCATCTGTACCTTGCTGTGCATAGGCACTGCCTTTGTCATCTTGCTTAGCACATAATTTTGCTGAAGGTGGGCAGTTTAGCCACCTGTGGCTGGATGAAGCGGAGAGTAGTGCATGTTTAGGCATTTCCAATCACCTTAGCCTCTGTAAGTAGTGCCTCGTAATCTGCTGAATTAATATCTGACAATTTGTCCGCACCATATTTTAAAAGAAGCGCTTTGACATCTGACGTGTATCCGTTACGGGATTTGTCTGCTAGGACAGCACGGACATCAGTAAGTGACAGTGCCTTCCTTTCAGGTTTTTGTTTTTTTTCTGCCATAGCCTCTTTCTTCTTAGGTTCTTTGGCTAGCTTTTCTTCCTCTGCCGTAGAAAACAATTCTCTCAAAGTATCTGAAATTCCAATTAGGATTTCTCCACATTTCTTAAGTTCATCGAGTTCTGCGGATAATTTGCTCATCTTAGCCATGTGTATTTTCTCCTTCCATATTTGATTGTTTCTGCTCTAGCTGCTGGTTTAATTTCCTTGCGAGCCTTTTTGATATAACACTTATTGCAATTAGAACATCTGAAAGTTCTTCATCTAAGCTATTATCTTGCTTGCATTTAGTGTTAGTAGCTGCTTCAGCTTGCATAAGTACCACCACCTTTCTGAGAGTTAATAACCTCTCTATTTCTCTAAGGACAAAAGTCAGTGGTTTGGACGGATTTTCTTGAGAAGATTTTTAATTTTTTTCTGACATCTGTCCTTACATCTTCCTTAGGACAAAAGTTAGTAAACTGGACGGATATTTTTGAAAAAAGTTTTCTGTTTGAGAAGATAGGAACACTTTTTTTTGTTTTATTAAGGAAGCAATTTTTATTATTAAAAAAGTCTTAAAAATATCCGTCCAAAAGTAAAAGTTATGTCCTTAGAGAGTTATAGGGGGATTCCCTATAAATTTTTTAAGGAGTGGATGTTATGAAAGAATTAATACCTAAAGACCAATATGGCATATTTGCCGATACAAAGGACACTGCAAGAGTGGATAGCTTGTTTGTAGCTGATTTCTTTGAGAAGGAGCATAAAAATGTTCTACGTGACATTTCAAAAATCACTGACCCCAAATCTGGATTGAGCGAAGAATTTGCTCGGCTCAATTTTGAGCCGACCTCATACACAGATGGTTGTAACAGAAAGCAAAAGGCTTATGCCATGACTAGAGATGGTTTTACTATGTTAGTTATGGGGTACACAGGACAAAAGGCAATGCATTTTAAGGAAATGTATATTAAACGCTTTAATGAAATGGAGCGATTTATAAAAACATTAGTGTCTGCACGTAAGGAGTTCCCATTATTAACGGAAAACATAAAGCTACTGCATGAAAATCCAAAGCCTTACCATTTTTCAAATGAATGCGATATGCTTAACCGCATTGTAACAGGAATGTCTGCTAAGCAGTTTAGATTGGCTAACAACATAGAAAAAGGAAAAAGTATTAGACCATACCTTAGTGATGAGCAAATAAATATGCTGGAAAATCTTCAAAAGGTGGATGTAGGTTTGCTTGTAGCAGTTCCAGATTATGAGCAACGTAAGCGTTACCTTGAATGGTACATGGCAAAATTAAACAAAAAGGCTATATAAAAGGGGGAAAATATAATGTTTTATGTTAAGGAAAAAATAAGCGATTCTATGGAAGTTTCCGTGGAAATAAATGATGAAAATGTATTTTGCATTTGCCCAAGTTGTGGATGTGAAGTAAATGTTGACCTTTCAGAAGTATTTGCTGATGGTGGGGGAGATTTATATAGTACATCTATTTATTGCAGCGAATGCAGTAAAAAAATCAAAGCTAACTGTGGTTGTTAATAGAAGTTTGCTGTGGCCAACAGTTTACGAGGTATTAAAAATGCTATTAATGAGGAGAAGGCAGAGAAGTATGCTGCCTTCAAAACTCTTAAAAAGATAGGATAATTCTAGAGGAGGAGAGCCAATGAAGTTAATATTTTATACAGCAAATTGCTTAGGCAATGCTAAGAACTGCAGCTACCCTAACCGTGTTGAGGTAACTACTGCAGAAGAGCTAAAAGCAGTAGTTAAAACTGATCATGTTTGTGGTGAATACAAGAACAACTATCGTAGTGCAGATAATTTTATTGAATCTGTTGTAGCTGTCATGGATTGCGATAATGACCACTCAGAGAATAAGGGTGAATGGATTACTCCTGAAAAGATAGATGAAATGCTACCAGATGTTTCTTATGCCATTGCACCAAGTCGTAATCATATGAAACAAAAGGATGATAAAACTGCAAGACCAAGGTTTCATGTATATTTTTTAATTAATCCATGCAAAGATGTCATGAAGTATGTGAAGCTAAAAAGAAGGATACAGAAAGCTTTTCCATTCTTTGATGATAATGCCTTAGATGCAGCTCGTTTTATATTTGGTACTGATTGTGATGAAGTTGTATGGCATGACGGATGGGAGACTATAGAGGAAGAGCTACCTGTATCTCAAGAGGATGCTGAAACGATAGGAATGTTTTCTATTCCAGAAGGAAAAAGAAACACTACACTATCCCGTTTTGCAGGAAGAGTGGTTAAACGCTATGGTGCTACGGAAAAAGCACATCAGATTTTCCTTGAAGAGGCAAAGAAGTGTGACCCACCTATGGAGGATGAGGAACTTACTACTATATGGAACAGTGCTGTGAAATTTGCTAAGAAGGTAGAAGTGCAAGAAGGGTATGTTGCTCCAAATGATTATAATGATGACTTTACAGGAGAGTCCCTGAAACCTTCAGATTTCTCAGATATAGGGCAGGCAAAAATTTTGGCTCGAGAATATGGGGATGAACTTTGCTACACAGATGCCACAGACTTCCTTCGATTTAATGGGAAGTATTGGGTGGAATCTAAGCAACAGGCAGTTGGAGCAATGGAAGAGTTTCTAGATTTACAGCTTGCAGATGCTTTGGATGAAGTGCAGAGAGCTATGGATGCTGTTGTGGCATCTGGAGTATCAACTGATGATGTTAGAACAGGGGGTAAAAAGTTAGAGAACTCACTTCAAGATGAGCAGCTACAGGCATATCGTGTTTATTCATCTGCAACAGCATATAGAGCATTTGTTATGAAGCGTCGTGACATGAAATATGTAATAAGTGCATTACAAGCTGCAAAACCAATGCTTTTAATCAGTATAGGTGATTTAGATAAGGATGAATTTCTTCTAAATACACCCAGTGCTACTTACCATTTAAGAGATGGACTTTCAGGGATGCACGAGCCTAATGCTAAGGATTATATTACAAAACAAACCTCAGTTAATCCAGGAGATGCTGGCAAAAAGCTATGGCTTGATGCACTGGATATATTCTTTTGTGGTGATGAGGAACTGATTAATTATGTACAGCAGATTGTAGGACTTGCATCCATAGGTAAGGTATATGTGGAGGCTCTCATCATTTCATATGGTGAGGGACGAAATGGTAAATCTACTTTTTGGAACACAATCTCAAGGGTACTTGGCACATATAGTGGTTCTATGTCAGCTGATGCACTTACCGTTGGTTGCAAGAGAAATGTTAAGCCTGAGATGGCAGAACTTAAAGGTAAGCGTCTTATAATAGCTGCAGAGCTAGAAGAAGGTATGAGGCTTAATACTTCTGTCATTAAACAACTTTGCTCTACAGATGAGGTTATGGCAGAGAAAAAATACAAGGACCCCTTCAAATATGTTCCAAGCCATACACTAGTGTTATACACTAATCATCTGCCTAGAGTAGGTGCAAATGATGAAGGTACATGGCGTAGATTAATTGTTATTCCTTTTAATGCAAAAATAGAGGGTAGTAGTGATATTAAAAACTATACAGATTACCTAGTCCAAAATGCTGGCTCCTATGTATTAGCTTGGATTATAGAAGGTGCAAAGGAGGTTATTGCAAATGACTTTAAGTTAAAGCTTCCATCATGTGTTGAAAATGCGATTAATAGCTATCGTGCTAATAATGATTGGCTTGGAGCATTTCTTGATGAATGCTGTGAAGTTGATTCTAGCTATAAACAAAAGTCAGGAGAGTTTTATCAAGAATATCGTGCTTATTGTTTAAGAACGGGAGAATACACCAGAAGTACCACAGACTTTTATACTGCTCTTGAGATTTCAGGTCTGAATCGTAAAAGATTATCAAATGGATCATTTATTAGTGGGGTGCGCCTTAAAAACACAGATTTTATAGAGTAATTTCAGTGATGTGTAGGTCATTAATGGTCAAAATCTAAACTTTTCTTAAATTAAGAAATTGTAAAAATGTATGTCTACTATAGTCATATATAAAAAGTCCCTATAGCAAAAAATATAAAATATCCTATAAGAAGAGTTTAGGATATGACCATTCTAGACCTGCACAACGTTATTTTTGATGGAGGTTAACATGAGAGAAAAAGTTATAGAAAAGAAGTTAGTGATGGAAGTAAAAAAGCGTGGAGGTATCTGTCCTAAATTTATGTCACCAGGATTTGATGGGATGCCCGACCGTTTGGTCTTACTGCCAGATGGGAAAGCTGGATTTGTAGAGGTAAAGGCTTCAGGGAAAAAGCCAAGACCCCTTCAGCTTGCAAGACACAAATTGATTCGAGGCTTAGGTTTTCAGGTATTTGTAATTGATGAGGAAGAACAGATTGGAGAGATTCTTGATAAGATTGGAGGTAATGCCAAATGAAGTTCATACCACATGATTATCAGAAATATGCTGAAGAATTTATTATAAATAATCCAGCTTGTGCATTAATGCTTGATATGGGGCTTGGGAAAACAGTTATAACATTAACAGTCATATGGATTTTACTATTTGATTATTTTGAGCTTTCTAAAGTGCTTGTAGTTGCTCCACTTAGAGTAGCACAGGATACATGGAGTAAAGAGTGTGAAAAATGGGATCACTTAAAAGGACTTAAAGTTTCCAAAATATTAGGTACTGAAAAAGAAAGAAGAGCTGCTCTAGTTAGAAAAGCAGATATTTATATTATAAATCGAGAGAATGTAGAGTGGCTTTGTAAAAAATATAAATTTGATTTTGATATGGTAGTCATAGATGAACTTTCAAGTTTTAAGTCACCTACTGCTAAAAGATTTAAGGCATTACGTAAAGTTAGACCCAAGGTAAAAAGAATAGTTGGTCTTACTGGAACTCCAGCACCAAATAGTTTAATGGATTTGTGGAGTCAGATAAATTTACTAGATATGGGTGAAAGGTTAGGAAGATTTATTGGAAATTACAGAGAACAGTATTTTGTACCTGATAAAAGAAATCAACAAGTTATATTTAGTTATAAACCTAGAGAAGGAGCAGAAGCGCAAATCTATAATAGAATTTCTGATATCTGCATTAGTATGAAAGCTTGTGATTATCTTAAGATGCCAGAGCGGATAGATAATGTAATTGAGGTTGAGATGTCAGAAGAAGAAAAATCACTTTATAAAAAATTAGAAAATGAAATGTTACTTCCTTTTAGTGATGGAGATATAGATGGAGTAAATGCAGCAGCTCTTTCAAATAAACTTTTACAAATGGCAAATGGTGCTGTCTATGATGAATTTAAAGCAGTAAAAAATATTCACAGTAAAAAACTTGATGCTTTAGAGGATTTAATTGAAGCTGCAAATGGAAAGCCAGTACTTATATTTTATTCCTATAAGCATGACAAAGAAAGAATAAGAGAAAGGTTTGAAGCCACTGATATATCAAGTAGTGATGATATAACTAAATGGAATAAAGGAGAAATAAAAGTTGCTATAGCACATCCTGCTTCAACTGGTCATGGACTTAATTTACAAGCAGGTGGTTCAACAGTTATTTGGTTTGGACTTACTTGGAGTTTGGAACTTTATCAACAAGCAAATGCAAGGCTATGGAGACAAGGACAAAAAGAAACGGTAGTCATTCACCATATAGTTTCAAAGGGAACTATTGATGAGGAAGTGATGAATGCACTTCAGAAAAAGCAGATGGGGCAAGATGCCTTAATAAATGCAGTAAAAGCGAGGGTTGGAGGGGTTAGTAATGAAGATTTATAGAGATAGTATAATAATGGTTGACTTTGGGGAAACACAAGGCTCTGTTCAAAAGGGGATAAGACCAGCAGTAGTTATTCAAAATGACATAGGTAATAAATATTCAACTACAACTATAGTAGTGCCTATAACAGGTAAAATTAAAAAGGTACTCCCAACACACCATGAATTACAAGCTAAAAATTATTGTTGTTTAAAATGTGATAGTACAGTATTAGCAGAGCAAGTATTAACTATATCAAAGAATCAAATTTTAGATGTACTTGGTCATCTAAATGAAGAAGATAGTAAAAAACTTAATAAAATTTTAGCAGTGAGTATAAGTTTAACTAATTCAGCAGGCTAGTATGTGGAGGTGCAATTAATGACTAAACAAGAACTATCCCAGTTATATTATTTAAACAGAGAAATTGAACATTTGAAAGATAGAATAACAGAGTTAGAATGTATTGCAACTTCTTCCACTTCAAGAATAACAGGTATGCCACATGCTACAGATATTTCAGATAAAGTTGGCAAATATGCAGCAGAGATTGCAGATCTCAAAGAATTATTAGATTTAAATTTAAAAAAATGTTTCTATGAACTTAACAGATTAAATAGGTATATAGAAAGTATTGATGATAGTCAAATAAGAATGATTTTAAGCTTAAGATATATTAATGGCTTAAGTTGGGAGCAGGTAGCAGCAAGTATTAGTCCATATGCATCAGGAGAGAGTGTAAGAAAAGCGCATGAAAGATTTTTAAGAAAATCTCAATAAAAAGTGAGTTTATAGTATCATTTTAATAGGTTTGTCATAATATATAGTGAATAATACATTGAAATTATGACAAAACTATAATATAATGAGTTAAGAGGAGGGAGTTATTATGGAAAATGTTAACTTAGCAAGTAGAAGATTTAAAAGTTTACGTGAAAGTAGTAATTTAACCCAAGGGCAAATAGCAAGCTTTTTAAATATTGATCAAAGTTATGTCTCAAAATTTGAAAAAGGGGAACGAAAATTAAGTGTAGATATATTGGAAAAAATGTGTAATTTATTTGGATGTACTCTAAGATATTTTGAGAGTGAAGATGAGAAGTATACACCAATGTCAATTGCATTTCGTTCAAACAGTTTACAAAATGAAGATTTAGAAGCAATAGCAGCAATAAATAAAGTAGCACTTAATATTAGATTTATTAACTTAATGCTGGAGGATGATAATAGTGAAAAGTAGTATTGAGCTAAATTCAAATGCATTAAAAATGAGAAAGATACTAAATGAAGACTCTTCATCACCTATGGATATTTTTTCATTAATTAATAATTTAAAGGGTGTTACTTTAATATTTTATCCAATGTCTGATAGAATAAGTGGAATGTGTATTAGAGAGGAAAACAGTAAAATAATTGCGATAAATTCAAATATGTCTTATGGAAGACAAAGGTTTACAGCGGCACATGAATTATATCACTTATTTTTTGAAAAAGAATTAAGAAGCATAGTTTGTGAAAAGGATATTAATGAATCTAAATCTGATAGTGAAAAAGAGGCAGATATGTTTGCTTCATATCTATTAGCACCTTATGATTCATTAAGATCCTATCTAGAAGAAAATAATATGCTGGATAATGACGTATTAACTATAGAAGATGTTATAAATATGGAACAATTTTATCAATTAAGTCATCAAGCTATGATTTATAGGTTGGTATATGATGAGTATATGGATTGGAATACATTTAATAATCTAAAAATGGCAGTTTCACAAAAAGCTATGAGATTAGGATATGATGACAAATTATATAAAGCATCCCAAGAAGAAAAAAAGTATTTTTCAATTGGTGAATATGTACAAAAGGTAGAAGAGTTAAAGGAAAGAGATTTAATTTCAAATGGGAAGTATGAGGAACTATTGCTTGATGCCTTCAGAGCGGATATAGTTTATAATCTAGGAAGTGAAGGTATAGAATTAAATGACTGATAGTTACTTTTTTGATACTGATTGTTTATCTGCTTTCCTTTGGGTAAGAAATCAAAATCTTTTAATAAAGCTTTATGGGGGCAAAATTGTATTACCTGAGCAGGTTTACTCAGAATTATCACATCCTAGAATACCACATCTAAAGACTATGACCGATAATTTAAAAAACAATGGAGATATATCAATTGCAAAGATAGATATGGATACAGAAGAATATGAAATATATAGTAAATTAACTAGAAGTCCAGATAAGGGTTTCAAAGTTATTGGTAAAGGTGAAGCTGCTGCAATTGCATTAGTAAAAACAAAAGGTGGAATATTAGCTAGTAATAATATGAAAGATATCAAACAGTATGTAGAAGCATATGGATTAGAACATGTTACAACTGGTGATATTTTAGTAGAAGCTTTAAATAAAAAATATATTACAGAGGATGAAGGAAATACTATATGGGCAAATATGATTGCAAAGAACAGGAAGCTACCTAACAGTACTTTTACTGAATTTTTAGAGAGCAAAAAGAAATAAGTTTAAAAACTGAAATCTGTCCATTTTGTCCGTTTAATATCTGTTATAATTTAAAATGTAGAAGAATATATAAACCTCTTAGAGAAATCTGAGAGGTTTTTTAACGTACAAAACCAAATGGTAAAAAGATAGTTTCTGAGGATATTGCCTTGGAAACTTTTTAGTTTGGAGGAATAGATATGGTTATTCATAAATGTAAAAAGTTCATAGGGAGCAATAAAATTAGCAACAGCCTTTTATACTGTTGTATTTTTCCAAGGTGCATTGTGAGAGAAGAAATAGTAGAGAAGGTTACTACTGCAAAGGAGAATGCAGTTGTTCCTAAAGCTAGAACAACTTGTGATGACAAAAGGAAAAGGAGAAAGAGAAATGTGTCCAAGAAAATCAAGAAAGCCTTGTAAGCATCCAGGTTGTCCTAATCTTACGGAAGAGAATTATTGTGAAGAGCATGGAAAACTTTATGTTAATGAAAGAGGTAGTGCTTCAAGTAGAGGTTACAATAGTAGATGGAGAACAGCTAGAAATAGGTTTTTAAAAGCTAATCCTTTGTGTGTTAGATGTAAGGAAAAAAGTAAGCTTACTAAAGCAACTATTGTTGATCATATTAAACCACATAGAGGAGACAAGATATTGTTTTGGGATGAGAGCAATTGGCAGCCACTTTGTAAGAGATGTCATGATAAGAAGACAATGACCGAGGATAGATATGTTGAATATAAATATTAAAAAAGTAGAGTAAAGTTGATAGAAGTAGAGTATATGCTTCTGATATTATTATAATAGAGATAATAAATAGTGAGTTATTACAGAGCGAAGGTTGTAGTGGTTTGTTCTTTTGAGGTGATTTAAATGCCAATGAAATCACTAAAGCCTTGTAAACATCCAGGATGCCCAAAGCTAACTGCAGATTTTTATTGTGATGACCATAAAAAGTTTCATGTAAAAGATAGAGCTAATGCTACGGACCGTGGCTATGATAGTAAGTGGAGAACATCTAGAGCAAGATTTTTAAAAATCAATCCTTTGTGTGTTAGATGTAAAGAGCAAGGGAGTTTAGTTAAAGCTACAGTTGTAGATCATATAAAACCTCATGGAGGAGATAAAATTTTATTTTGGGATGAAAGTAATTGGCAAGCTTTGTGTAAAAGGTGTCATGATAGGAAGACTATGAGAGAAGATAATTATGGAGTATATAAATATTAGACTTTTAGTTGAGATTTCATAGTGGTGATATGAATATATCTGACAATATGTTATAATTTTTTTAAGATAACATAAAGTGGGGTAAGGTAATGTGTAATTTATTTAAAAACATATTTAAAAAAAGAAAATCAACTTATGTAGAAAGTCATGAAAAGAATGAAGTAGCAAAAGAGAATGCTACAGAATTAAAAAAAGAAGATGAAGATTATAACTCTGTTACTGGAAGATGTACAGCAGCATTAGGAATGCTTATAGATGAAAAATACCAAGAGTGTTATGATATTTATGCTAAAAGTAAATATGGGTTAAGACCTAAAGATGAATCAATATTAAGTACGGTATGTTTAAGTTTAGGTAAATATTCAGAGTGTATAGAGTTATGTAATAAATTGATTAGTTATGATTCTGATATTTGGAATACAGATAAGATATTGGAGAATAATTATATTAGCATAGCAAAGAAGTCACTAGCATTTGAAGATAGAATAAGTAATATTATTAATAATGTACCAAACACTAAATATAAAAATATTGAAGATATTGTTGATGAAGAGAGTATAGAAGAAATTTTTAATAATGGATATAATGCTAATATTAGTGATATAAGGCAAATAAAAAAGGTGTGTAGTACTAGTTCTAATAGCGAGGCAGAGAGTAGATACCGTGATTTTGCAGAAAGATTGTTCACAGTTCAAAACTATAATTTAGCAGCTGAAGCATATTTGTATGCATTCGAGAAGAATCCACAAAATGATATATATTTAGGATATTGTGCACAAGCTTTATATAGAAAAGGGGTTGCAGATTTATTATCAGGAGATAAAAATGTTTTTATTATTATTAACTCTATGATTGCGGCTAAATATGCAATACAAATAAACCCTAATGATGTATTATGGAGAATACTTTATATTAATTCATTAATATTAGTATCTAAAGTTTCATCTATTAAATTAATAAGAAAAGCTATCAGTGAATATAATATAGCAAAAAAATTAGATAATCCAATTGTGGATAATGTAGTGGCATTAAATCGAGTTAAAAAGGTACTAGAGATGTTAGCTGAAAGTAATGGGTATTCTATGAATTAATAAGAAAGTTATAGCTAGGGGGAGGTCAAATCTTAAAATAAAGACATGCCAACGACCGCCACCCAGTCACGTGTGAATTTTCGCAGAATTAACTAAGGGGGGTACTAAAAAATCGCAAAATAGGAACTGAAAATTAAGTAACTGCAAAGAGTTGTGGTTGCTTTTTTTATTGCGTAAATATTTATTGAAGGGAGTAGCTTATATGACCAGGGATGAGAAAGAGAAAATAAAAGAATTGAGATTAAAAGGTATGGGGTATAAAGCAATTGCTAATCTTCTAGGGTTAACTAGAGATAGTGTTAGAGGATTTTGTAAGCGTAATAGCCTTTCTGGTGATTCCTGTGTTGTTGCTCTTAATGTTGAAGAAAAAGTAAAAAGAAATGTACTTTGTGCTTATTGTGAAAATCCATTAAAACAAAAATCCACTGGTAGAATGAGAAGATTTTGCTCAGATGAATGCAGGAGAAAATGGTGGAAAGAACATGAGGTTGAGAGAAAGAAAAACAAGGAACATATTTATCATTATGTATGCCCTTATTGTGGAAAAGAATTTAGTGTTTATGGCAATAAGAAGCGTAAGTATTGTAGCCATAACTGTTATATAAAAGATAGATTTTGGAGGGAAGAGGATGGAGTTTAAAAAGTTAAAAATAGATTTACTAATACCTGCTGAATATAATCCAAGGAAAAAATTAAAGCCAGGAGATAGTGAATTTGAGAAAATAAAAAATAGTATTAATGAATTTGGATATGTTGACCCTGTTATTGTAAATAAAGATATGACAGTAATAGGAGGTCACCAAAGAATATCTGTATTAAAGACATTAGGATTTGAAGAAATAGATTGTGTAGTTATTGATGTTGATAAGACTAAAGAAAAGGCTTTAAACATTGCTCTTAATAAAATAAGTGGTGAATGGAATAAGGAACTACTTGCTGACTTAATTATGGATTTACAATCTTTAGATTATGATACTTCTTTTACAGGGTTTGAGCCGCTAGAAATTGATGCTCTGTTTAATGAACTTCATCCAAAGGGTGTTAAAGAAGATAACTTTGATGAAGCTCCACCAGAAGTACCAATTACAAAACAAGGTGATATTTGGATACTAGGAAGGCATCGTTTAATATGTGGTGATAGTACAAAACTTGAGACTTATAAAAAGCTTATGGAAGATAAGAAAGCAAATTTAGTTGTAACTGATCCACCATACAATGTTGCTTATGAAGGAACAGCTGGAACAATTCAAAATGATAATATGGATGATAAGAAGTTTTATGAATTTCTTCTTAATGCATATAAAGGTATGTATGAAAGTCTTGCAGATGGTGGTTCAATTTATGTATTCCATGCTGATAGGGAAACTGTTAACTTTAGGTTAGCTTTTAAAGATGCTGGTTTCTTTTGTCATCAAACTTGTATTTGGATTAAAAACTCTCCGGTTCTTGGTCGCTGTGATTATCAATATAATCATGAACCTGTACTTGTAGGATGGAAACCTACTTCAGGTCATAAGTTTTATGGAGATAGAAAACAAAGAACTACTTGGAATTTTGATAGACCTACAAAATCAAAATATCATCCTACTACAAAACCTATTGCATTAATGGCTTACCCAATAACAAATTCAAGTTTAACTAATTCTATAGTTCTTGATCCATTTGGCGGGAGTGGCTCAACGCTTATAGCCTGTGAACAGACAGATAGGATTTGCTATATCATAGAACTTGATGAAAAATACGCAGATGTTATTGTTAAAAGATATATTGAGCAGGTAGACGCGGATAAAGGTGTTTTTCTTTTAAGAGATGGTGTTAAAACAGAATATAAAGATGTTAAGAAAGAGCAGTAGTCAGATTGATTAGGTGCTCTTTTTTAATTCTCTCATAAAGATGGAAAGGAGAGGTCAGAGATGAAAGAAATAAAGATTACTCAAGGAAAAACAGTATTAGTAAGTGATGAAGATTTTCAAAACATTTCACAGTTTAAATGGGCGTATAGTGCATCAACTGGTTATGCAGTTCGTAAAGGAAGAAAAATCTTGCAAGAGCCACGAACAGTACACATGCACAGATTTATTATGGGAGCATCATCCAAGGTTCAAATTGATCATATAAACGGAAATAAACTTGATAACAGGCGTTTAAACCTAAGAATTGCATCCATTCAAAAAAATGCGTTCAATAGGAAAAAGCCTAAAGTTATATGTACTTCTAAATATAAAGGTGTGCTTAAACGTAAAAATTCAAATAGATGGGAAGCAAGAATTAAATTCAATAATAAATCTATTCACTTAGGTAGATTTATCAATGAGGTTGATGCTGCAAAAGCGTATAACAGGGCAGCATTATATTATTTCGGTGAGTTTGCCAGATGTAATGATATATAGGTGGTGATGGGGTGGAATTTATAGATTTTTGTTCTGGAATAGGTGGATTTAGATTAGGATTAGAACTTGCTGGACATAAATGTATTGGATTTTGTGAAAAAGATAAGTTTGCAGTTAAATCATATAAAGCAATGTTTGATACGGAAGGAGAGTGGTATGCAAATGATGTTACACAGCTTAGAGCAGAAGAAGTCCCAAGAGCAGATATTTGGTGCTTCGGATTCCCTTGCCAAGACATCTCAGTGGCAGGAAAACAAAGAGGAATCAGAGCAGAAAGAAGTGGAATCTATTTCAGCATTATTGACCTCATCAAAGGCAAAGAAGAAAAAGATAAACCCACATTTCTACTTATTGAGAACGTTAAAAACCTGCTGTCAATTAATGATGGATTTGATTTTGCCACCGTTCTCTCTGAACTGGACCAAGCAGGGTATGACACGCTCTGGCAGGTGCTTAACTCTAAAGACTTCGGAGTTCCTCAAAACCGAGAGCGTGTGTTCATTATCGCAAGTCTTAGAAGTAGAGGTAGACGAGAAATATTACCTATCAGCAGAGAAAACTCAGCAGCTCTTAAGCAAATTATAGGTGGAATGCAAGGTTATAGAGTTTATGATTCTGATGGTATTTCTGCAACTCTTGTTGGTAATGCGGGAGGAATAGGTGCTAAAACTGGTCTTTATTTTATAGACCAATCTACAACCAAAACCCAAATAACTGAAAACTCAAGGTGTATTACTTCAAGGTATACTGGTGGAATTGTAAATAGAACAGCAATGAATAGTGCGGTGCTTGAAGCCTACCCAGTTCTTACACCAGACAGAATGGAGAAGAGGCAAAATGGTAGAAGAATTAAAAATGCTGATGAGCCTATGTTTACATTAACTAGCCAAGATAGACATGGTATTGCTATTAAAGAAGCAACTAAAAAAGGATATGCTGAAGCTGAGGTTGGTGACAGTATAAATATAGCTTTTTCTAATAGTGAAACTAGAAGAGGTAGGGTTGGTAAAAAAATTGCTCAGACCTTGGATATTCAATGTATGCAAGGAACTTTAACTCCTAGATTTAGAATAAGAAGGCTTACTCCAAATGAATGCTTCAGACTTCAAGGCTTTCCAGATGAACTCTTTAAAAAAGCCAAAGTAGTGAATTCAGATGCTCAGCTTTATAAGCAGGCAGGTAATGCTGTAACCGTAAATGTTGCTTTTGCAGTAGCAAAAAGTTTATCTGAAAGTGAATAAATGGCTTGCTATATGTGTGCTTTAGAGTGATATATAGTATAACAAAAAACACACATGGAGGTTAAAGTAATGAAAGCATTATTTGGAAGAAAGGTTTTAAACCTTAAGGAACTAAAGGAACTTACGAAGGAAGCAAAGGAAGACGGGATAAAAGGAACAGAATACCAGGTCACAAGAGAAATTAAATTAAGTGATGAGGAGTTTAAAGAATTTGCAAAAGACTTTTTTAAAGAACAACCTTGGATAACAAAAGAAGGTGGTGGTTACAACGAAAAGGGAGAATTAAGGTGCATAAGAGTTAAAAATATAAAAACAAAGAAAAGCATTTTAGTAGATTCGGAGGGTTATAACTACCCAAGATACACAGCAATTGAAAAGTAAAAGTCAAGCCACCAAAAGGTGGTTTTTCTTTCGTCTTAAAGTTGTAAAAATTGTCGTTCGAATTATGAGTTATAGTTGATAGAAATAATCAATTATAACTGGATATATACTTCTTTCAGAGGTAATATGTACACTACCAAAAGGTAATAAACACACTTTGAAAGGAGAGAAAACGTTGAAAAATCAAACAATCGGAGTAGAGATTGAAATGACAGGAATTACAAGAGAAAAAGCTGCAGAGATTACAGCAAAGGTTTTAGAAGGAAATATCGGAAGAGCTTATGATGGTTACGATACATACCTTATAAAAGCATCAGACGGAAGAACATGGAAAGTAATGAGTGATGCAAGTATTCAAACAATGAAAAAAGAAAAAGGTAGATTAATTTCAGCAGACAGAAGTTACAGTGTTGAACTAGTAACACCAATTCTAAGGTATGATGAGGACATCGAAAAACTTCAAGAACTTGTAAGACAACTTAGGCATGCAGGTGCAGTTAGTGAAAGTAGGTTGCAATGTGGAATTCATATACACATAGGAGCAAAAGAACATACACCAAACACTTTAAAAAACCTAGTAAATCTAATGGCTGCCAAGGAGGATTTAATTTACAAGAGTCTTGAGATATACCCAGCAAGGGTTAGATATTGCAGAAAAGTTAATGAAAATTTGATAGAAACAATTAATAAGAAAAAACCTAAAACTTTAAAAGAACTTGCTGATGCTTGGTATAGAGGTTATGGAATTGAAAATAGAGAACGCCATTACCATACAAGCAGATATCATGGACTAAACTTGCATAGCACTTTTACCAAAGGAACAATTGAATTTAGACTTTTCAATGGGACCATGCACGCAGGTAAAATTAGAAGTTACATAGTTTTCTGCCTAGCTATTAGCCATCAAGCCTTAAAGCAAAAGAGTGCTAGTGCAAAACGTACCCATACAGATAATGAAAAATATACCTTTAGGTGTTGGCTTCTTAGACTAGGGATTATAGGAGATGAATTTAAAAATTGTAGACAACATCTCATGAAAGCACTTGATGGAGATTGTGCCTTTAGAAGACCTGAAGGTAAAGCACAGTTACAAAGGGGCAGAAATGCCCCCTGTGGCAAAGAAATTGATAAAAAGGAGAAATGATAAAATGACTGAAAATATAAAATTATATGGAGCTTATGGTTCTAATATGAACCTAGAGCAAATGAGGCATAGATGTCCAAAGGCTAAGATTATAGGTACAGGAACACTTGAAGGGTATAAGTTAACCTTTAGGGGCAGGTATAAAGGGGTTGCAAATATTGAGCCTTGTAAGAGCAAAGAAGTACCTATTGTTTTATGGGAAATAACTGAGGATTGTGAAACAGCGCTTGATATATATGAAGGATATCCTAATCTATATGTAAAAAAAGAAGTTCAGGTTAAGGTGAAAGGTAAGTCTAAAACAGTGATGGTTTATATTATGTCTAAACAATATACCCATATTGTAGCAGCTCCTACAGAATATTATTTCAATGTAATTTCTAGAGGATACTCGGACAATGACATTGATTTAAAACTTCTACAAATTGCCTATTCAGAATGTTTATCTGAACTAATAGAGGGGAGAAGATAATGGATAAATTTTTTACTCAGAAAACTTGTGATAGATGTTGCGGTTCTCTAGAAAAAGGTAAGATAATGTCCATGTTTAATACTGATTGCATCTGCATGGATTGCTTAGAGAAAGAAAAGAAGGATAAGGATTATAAAAAAGCTGTAAAGGCTGACCATGAAGAAATAAAAAAGGGTAATTATAATTACAAAGGCATACGAGGTAAATAAGACCTACTTAAAATATCTATAAATTTAACATATAGAGTAGTATAATATAGTAAATTAGATATAAAGTAGGTGAATGAAATAAAAGAAGTTATAAAAGCTTTAGAGAAGGTGAAGGTAATAATTGTAAATTATGAAATGGATTTAAGTTATTCAACATGTGAAAGTGAAAAACAATTAATTAGTGATTTAGATGTATATATAGCTAAACTTAAAAGTAATGATTTATCATGTAAAAAGGAAATTTCACTTTTGTTTGCACCTACTGGTGATTTACAAGAGATAGCAATTGATAGTGGTTGGAGTGATGAATATATTAAACTAGCCCAAATTATAGATAGGTGTATTAAATAATAAGTATTTTAAAAGAGCGTACTAAATAAGGTATGCTCTTTTCTTGTGATAAATTTTAAAGATGGGAGGTGAAACCTATGGCACAAAGAGGAAGAAAACCAAAACCTACTGCAGTAAAAGAACTTGAAGGTAATCCAGGAAAAAGAGCACTTAATGAATTTGAACCAAAGCCTAAAAAGAAAGCACCAAAATGTCCTACTTGGCTTGATGCTGAAGCTAAAAAGGAGTGGAGAAGAGTTGCTAAGCAGCTTGAGGAACTTGGAGTATTAACAGAAGTTGATATGGCAGCTTTTGCAGGGTATTGTGAAGCTTATGCACGTTGGAAAGAAGCAGAAGAATTTATATCAAAGCATGGAACAATTGTAAAAACACCAAGTGGTTATTGGCAGCAAGTGCCACAGGTATCTATTGCCCAAACTTATCTTAAGATTATGATTAAGTTTTGTGAGCAGTTTGGACTTACACCTTCTTCAAGAAGTAGAATTGTTGCAGATAAAGGTTCTAATGATTGTTTAGATCCTATGGAAATGATGCTAAGGGGTGAGATGAAATAATGTATGATGAAGCAAAAGCACAGAGAGCTGTAAATTTCATTAATTGCTTAAAGCATACAAAAGGTCAGTGGAGAGGTGTTCCTTTCGATTTACTTCCTTGGCAAGATAAAATTATCAAAGATATATTTGGATATGTTAAAGATAATGGGTATCGTCAGTATAATACTGCGTATATTGAAATTCCAAAAAAGAATGGAAAATCAGAACTTGCAGCAGCAGTAGCACTACTTATGACTTGCGGAGATAATGAATGGGGAGCAGAGGTTTATGGTTGTGCTTCTGATAGGCAGCAAGCTTCTATAGTATTTGATGTTGCAGTTGAAATGGTGGAGCAATGCCCAGCACTTAAAAAAAGAATTAAGCCTATAATGTCAATGAAAAGACTGGTATATAAACCTACAAATAGCTTTTACCAGGTTCTTTCAGCTGAGGCCTATACAAAACACGGTCTTAATGTACATTCAGTTATTTTCGATGAACTCCATGCACAACCCAATAGAGAGTTATTTGATGTAATGACTAAAGGTTCAGGAGATGCAAGACTACAGCCATTATTTTTTCTAATTACTACAGCTGGTACAGATAGAAATTCCATATGCTTTGAGCAGCACCAAAAGGCCCAGGACATAATTGAAGGTAGAAAGATAGATAAAACCTTTTATCCAGTTATATATGGTATAGATGATAATGCTGATTGGGGGGATGAAAAGAACTGGTATAAAGCCAATCCATCACTTGGGCATACAATAGATATTGAGAAAGTTAGAAATGCTTATAATAGTGCAAAGGAAAATCCAGCTGAAGAAAATATATTTAGACAGTTAAGATTAAATCAATGGGTAAAACAATCCACTCGTTGGATGCAGATGGATAATTGGGACGAGTGTGATTTTAAAATAGATATGGATTCTTTAAGAGGCAGAGAATGTTATGGAGGACTTGATCTTTCAAGTACCACCGACATTACTGCTTTTGTTTTAGTTTTCCCTCCAAGAACACCAGATGAAAGATATATAGTAATTCCTTACTTTTGGATACCAGAGGATAATCTAAAGCTTAGAGTAAGAAGAGATCATGTACCTTATGATGTATGGGAGAAACAAGGATTTATAAAAACCACAGAAGGTAATGTGGTCCACTATGGATTTATAGAAATGTTTATAGAGGAACTTCATACTAAATATAATATTAAAGAAATAGCTTTTGACCGTTGGGGAGCAGTTCAGATGGTACAGAACCTTGAAGGAATGGGATTTACAGTAGTTCCATTTGGACAAGGGTATAAAGATATGTCACCATCTTCTAAGGAATTAATGAAACTAACCCTTGAGAAGAAAATAGCACATGGAGGAAATCTAGTGCTTAGGTGGATGATGGATAACATATATGTAAAAACTGATCCAGCAGGAAATATTAAGCCTGATAAAGAGAAAAGTACAGAGAAAATTGATGGTGCTGTAGCTTTAATAATGGCATTAGATAGAGCAATTAGGAATCAAGGCAGTTGTGGAAGTGTTTATGATGATAGAGGAATTTTAATTTTATAAGTATATATGGCACTCTAGACTTCATTGAGTATATTTAGTACTAAACATACTCAATGAGTAAATAAATACTAAAAATGCTTGCGATACTAAAAATAAATGATATAATACTTAATATAGGAGGTGTTGAGATGGAAAACTCGAAAGAAAGAAAACCCAATATTGAATTAAGTATTGATTTTGATGTTAAAGAGATGTTCGATATAGCATTAGGAATTAAAAAACAAAGTGCTAAAGAGGTTATACAGAGAATGATGTGTAATTATATTTCTAATGTTTTTGATGAGGTTTCAAAGCGTTGTCAAGGTGAAATTGAACCTAGTAATACAATAAAGCAAGATGAAGTGGACGGTTTAAAAGTAAGAATATTATGCGGTAGTGCAAAGATAGAATTAAGGATTGATGAGTATGTTAAAGAAATGTTTTATACGGCTTTGAAGATTAAGAAAGAGTGGGATATACAAGTTATAGAACGTATGATGGGAAACTATGTTGCTAACACTTTTGATGAGGTTTCAAAACGATATCAAGATGAGGGTGATACTAACGGTATAATAAAAAGAGATGAAGAAAATAAGTATTTTTTAAAAGCAATTAATAAAATACAAAAATGGTCTCTTAACAAAGAACAAGTCCCATATAAAATAATAAGAGCTTTTTTAAAATTACAAAGTGAACAGGATAAGGTATACTATGAAGATTTGGTGAGTTTATGTACAGATAATAATCATGAAGATACTTACGTAGAACAATTTGTTTCTAACTTTAATCAATTAAAATATGATACAGCAAGATCATATGGTAAGGTTTTTGTAGTAGATAAAGAAACAAATATAGTACAAATTTGGGATGAAATTAAGAAATCTATATTAGAGTATCAAGATAGATTTTATGTAAGTCTGAAAGATTAAAAAGGGAGGGGTATATATGTATTATAAACCAGTTACAGTAGAAGAAAATATTGCTAATATAGTATGGATGAAAAATAATATTTATGGATTGGTTAATAGTTATGTTAATCAGTTTAATAGTATGACGTTGATTTATAGTAACTCATATTACTATAATAATGCCATTGCTATGGGAATAATTAATTATAATTCAAATTATGAGCTTGAAGTTACAAAAATAGCATATTCAATTTTTGGTTTTTCAAACGATTTATACCATAGAATTTCATATGCTTTAGATTGCTGGAATCGTATAAGCACTAAAAGCAAGAATGGGGCTAGCTTTAAAAATTATGACCAAGTCGTCAAGATTATAAAAAATAAAAATATAATAGATGGTAGTGAAAAAGAAGCTTTACTTGACTTTAGAAAGAAAAGAAATTTTACAACTCATTATGGGAAAATTATATTTATTAGATACATATTTAATAATTATAACCTTTTATACAATCTTCTTGTTACTATAGAAAATTTATTAATAAAGCAAAGCAACATAGATGATTTTAGTTATTGTAATTATCTAGAACAGCAAAGTGATTTTATAGAAGATTTAAAAGAAACCCTTAATGAATTTTCTTTTGGTAATAATTTAGCATCATGAAACCAAGAAGCACCTAACAAGAGGTGCTTTTTTATGCCTATATTTGAAATGTCCTTGACCAGTATTAAATATAAATTTATAATATATTCCATAAGTGAGAATTGGGGAGGATTATTAGTATGGAGTATAAAAATGAAAAACAATTACTGGATGCACTTGAAATAGATTCATGGAAAAACTTATCTAGAGATAAAATGTTAAAGTTTGTTGCAATGATGCCTAATATTGATAAAGAAGTAATGATGAAAATTATTGATCAATTTCCTCAATTTAAAGAATTCGCAAAAGATGTGCTTGATACACTTGAAGAAACATATAATAATACGATTGATGCAAATAAAGAAAGTCAAAACAATGTTCATAATGCCTTTAAAGATATTCGTAGAATACTTGAAAATCAACTAAATCAAGAAAATCTTAGCTTTGAAGAAAAGCAATATTATATAAATTTAATTATGCAATGTGGGGATAGAGAGTATGAAAAAGATACGGAAAATAAGATATTTCTTGGTGACATGACAAAAAAAACCCTACTAGGAGTTGGTAGCGTATTGCTCGCAGCAGTAGTTTTTGTTGGTGGGAAAGTACTTTTAGGTAGAGATGAAGCCTAAATTTAAATAATAATGAATTATAAGCTCTGATAATAATTTCAGGGTTTTTTTTATATCCGTTTTAGGAGGTGACCATAATGAAAATACCAATAATATCAAGAATTTGGGAGCCTAGAGCAGGTCCTAAGAATAGTTTTTGGGGTAGTACTTATAGTTTCTTCTTTGGTAGTACTACAAGTGGAAAAACTGTAAATGAAAAAACAGCAATGCAAACTACTGCAATTTATGCTTGTGTTAGAATACTTGCTGAAACAATAGCTTCATTGCCACTTCATACTTATAGATACACAGAAACTGGGAAGGCGAAAGCCACAGACCATCAAATATATCATCTCTTAGCAGATGAACCAAACCCTGAGATGACCTCATTTGTGTTTAGAGAAACACTGATGGGTCATCTTTTATTATGGGGAAATGGTTATGCACAAATAGTTCGTGATGGAAGAGGCAATGTGATGGCTTTATATCCGTTAATGCCAGATAAAATGGCTGTGCAAAGAACTGATAACGGTGAAATGTACTACGTTTATTGCAAAGAAGGACAGGATTACACTCTTAGGAGTGATGAAGTTTTGCACATTCCTGGTCTTGGATTTGATGGATTAATTGGTTATTCACCAATAGCTATGGCTAAAAATGCAATAGGTATGGCAATAGCAACTGAAGAATATGGAGCTAGTTTCTTTGCAAATGGAGCAAATCCAGGAGGAGTTCTTGAACATCCAGGAATAGTGAAGGATCCAGCTAGGGTTAGAGAAAGTTGGAATAGTGTATACCAAGGAACTAAAAATGCACATAGAGTTGCAGTTTTAGAAGAGGGAATGAAGTTTCAAAGTATAGGTATTCCACCAGAACAAGCACAGTTTTTACAAACAAGAAAGTTTCAATTAAATGAGATAGCTAGAATATTTAGAATCCCACCACATATGATTGGAGATTTAGATAAATCAAGTTTTTCAAATATTGAACAGCAATCACTTGAGTTTGTTATGTACACACTTGATCCTTGGGTGGTTAGATGGGAGCAAGCTATTAAAAGAGCCTTGTTTACTGAAAGTGAAAAGAAACAGTATTTTGTTAAATTCAATGTAGATGGATTACTTAGAGGAGACTATCAAAGCAGAATGAATGGGTATGCAGTTGGAAGGCAGAATGGTTGGTTATCAAGTAATGATATACGGGAACTTGAAAACCTTAATAGGATACCAGAGGAGCTTGGTGGAGATTTATATTTAATTAATGGAAACATGACAAAGCTTGCTGATGCAGGTGCATTTGCAAATAAAAATAATGGAGGTGATGTCAAACTTGAAAATAGAGGTAAACGATGATTATACGAAATGCACATTAGAAAATGGTCAATCATTTATTATTGATATTGAAGCTGCTCATGCATATAATCGAGTGGCTTCTTTTTATTTTGGAGAGTATGCAAAGTTAAATATTATTGGAGGTGAAGTAGATGAAACGGAAGTTTTGGAATTGGCTTAACAATGATGATAGCAGAACTATTTTTCTTAATGGAGAAATATCGGATGAAACCTGGTATGGAGATGAAGTTACCCCAAAACTATTTAAACAAGAACTGTATTCAGGAGATGGGGACATTATAGTTTGGATCAACTCTCCAGGTGGATGTGTATTTGCAGCAAGTCAAATTTATAATATGCTGATGGACTATAAAGGAAAAGTTACAGTGAAAATTGATGGAATAGCGGCTAGTGCAGCTTCAGTTATTGCTATGGCAGGTGAAGAAGTACTGATATCACCAACTGGACTAATTATGATTCATAATCCAATGACTATTGCTTTTGGTGATGCTGTGGAGATGGGAAAAGCAGTTACAATGCTTAGTGAAGTTAAAGAAAGTATTATAAATGCTTATGAGATAAAAACAGGGCTTTCAAGAGAAAAATTAGCTAATTTTATGGACAATGAAACTTGGTTTAATGCTAAAAAAGCTGTTGAACTTGGCTTTGCTGATAAAATCCTATTTTCTGAAAACCGTACAGATTCTCCGGAAAGTGAGGGAACATCTTTTAGCAATATGTCAATCACTAACTCACTTTTAAATAAATTGCCTAATAAAAAGAAAAACGAACCAAATGGAATTCAAATTGAAAATCTTTATAAGAGATTAAATCTAATAAAATAATGGAGGAATGTATATGAGTAAAATATTAGAGCTTAGAGAAAAAAGAGCAAAACTATGGGATAGCACAAAAGCTTTCTTAGATAGCAAAAGAAATGACAATGGATTATTATCAGCGGAGGATACTGAAAATTATGAGAAGATGGAAGCTGATGTTGTAAATTTAGGAAAGGAAATAGATAGACTTGAAAGGCAAGCAGCTTTAGATTTAGAGCTATCAAAGGCAACTTCTAGTGCAATTAGAAATAATCCTAATGCTAATATTCATGAAGAAAAGACAGGAAGGGCATCAAATGAATATGTGAAAGCTTTTTGGAATGCTATGAGAAACAAGAATGGCTTTGAGATTAATAATGCTTTGCAAATTGGTACAGATAGTGAAGGTGGATTCCTTGCACCAGATGAGTTTGAAAAGATATTAATTGAAAGCTTAGAAGAACAAAATATATTTAGACAACTTGCTAATATAATTACTACATCTTCTGGAGACAAGAAGATACCTGTAGTTGCTGGAAAAGGAACAGCATCTTGGGTTGACGAAGAGGGTATCATAACAGAATCAGATGATTCGTTTGGACAAGTGTCTATAGGAGCATATAAACTTGCCACTATGATTAAGGTTTCTGAGGAACTTCTTAATGATAGTGTTTTTAATTTAGAGAGTTATATAGCAAAAGAATTTGCAAGACGTATTGGTGCAAAGGAAGAAGAGGCTTTCTTCATTGGTGACGGAACAGGAAAACCTACTGGTATTTTTAACGCTACCGGTGGAGCTCAGCTTGGAGTTACTGCTGCAAGTGCAACAGCTATTACACTAGATGAGATTATGGACTTGTTCTATAGCTTAAAATCTCCTTACAGAAAAAATTCTGTGTTTGTAATGAACGATGCAACAGTAAAGGCAATAAGAAAACTTAAAGATGGAAATGGTCAATATATATGGCAACCATCTATCACAGCTGGAACTCCTGATACTATTTTAAATAGACCAGTAAAGACTTCTGCATATGTTCCTACTATTGCATCAGCAGCGAAGAGTATTGCGTTTGGTGATTTCTCATACTATTGGGTTGCAGATCGTCAAGGTAGAGCTTTTAAGAGGTTGAATGAATTATACGCAGCAACAGGTCAAGTTGGATTTATGGCAACTCAAAGAGTTGATGGAAAGCTAATACTTCCTGAAGCAATTAAAGTATTACAACACAAAGTATAGAAAAAAATATAGGAGGTGAGTGTGTGGTTCTAACGCTTGAAGAAGTTAAATTATATTTAAGAGTAGATGGTGATGAGGAAAATACACTCATGACTAAATTTATTTTAACATCACAGGAATTATGTGAAGAAATACTTAGATTTGAGCTTACAGAATATGAAGTTGTACCTGAGTTAGTAAAACAAGCGATATTATATGCAGTAGTAAATATGTACGAACAACGTGAAACCTTTGATGTAAAATCAGTTATAGAAACAATGACAAGACTTTTATTTTCTCATAGAAGAGAAAGTTGGTGATACTATGGAAATAGGAGACTTAAGGCATAGAATTACTTTTCAAAAGTTAATCACAGCAGTTAATGAAAATGGGTTTGAAATTCAAACATGGCAGAATTATAAAACAGTATGGTCAGCAGTTTCTAATTTATCAGGTAGGGAATATTATCAAACTGCAGCAATAAAAGGAGAGAAAACTGTAAAGTTCTTAATAAGGTATGTGGAAGATATAGATGAATCTATGATAATTTTATTTAGGAATAAGCAGTATAACATAACCTTCATAGATAACATGAAATATGTAAATAAGTACATTGAAATAAAAGCTGTGGAGGTGGAGGAGGATGGCTAAACTGGAACTTGAGGGTATGGAAGAACTTATTGATAGAGTTAATAAGTTAGGAGAAAAAGGTGAAGTTATTAAAAAGAAAGCATTAGATAAAGCAGGAGAACTTGTAAAGTCAACCATGGAAACACGAGCACCAAAATCTGAAGAAACTAAAAGGCACATGGCTGAAAATATACAAGTGTCAGAAATACAAAAGGATAATGGTGTGGATTTTATTAAAGTTGGACCTAATAAAGGTGATAACTCAGAGTTCTTTTACAGTAAGTTTACTGAATGGGGTACAAGTAAAATATCAG